GCCACGAAAACAAAGATGCCTTGCACATACTGCCCAATCAAAAAGCAATGCTACTCAAAGGATACTCCGACTGGTACAGTTCAAATAGAAAGATTTAAGGTACCAACACTGTGATATGCGCCAACTCTGATTGTTTAAACGATAAAGAGTTTACTCCAAAAACTCACAACCAGAAGTATTGTTCAGATGAATGCTGCAGGGTCGCAACCAATAAAAAAATAATGGAGAAATACTATGAAAAAAAGGCTATTAGATCTGGTCAAAAAAGATACTGCAAGAAGTGTAACTCTTATATGAGCAAAGTGCGAAAAAAGCATTTCAACTTCAGATAAAGATAGAGTATTAAGGATGCTAAATGACTCTGGCCAAATTAGCTAAAACAAAAGCAAACAGGGTGCTAGGCATAGATGCTTCAACATCGTCTGTTGCATTCTGTTTAATTGAAAACAACAAGCCAGTCAAATGGGGCAAGATAAATATAGTTGGCAATGACATATATGAAAAAATATATGACGCTAAGGTAAAGACAGCTTTGATGCTTGATGAGTTAAAGTCAGACTACATAGCAGTAGAGGGCGCAATACTTGTCAGATCTGCAGATGCTGTGATAAAATTATCTTATGTCTATGGTGTTGTTATTGCCGAGCTTATGTCTACTGGTGCTTCCGTGATTACTATTTCTCCAAGCGCTTGGCAGGCTCATATTGGAAATAAGAACCCAACCAAAGACGAGAAGGAAGCAATAAGGGTATTGAATCCAGGGTATGCAGACTCATGGTATAAGAATAAGTTACGTAATATGAGGAAGCAAAGAACCGCAGACTACTTTAATAAAAAATATGGTTTAAGCGTTATAGATTTTGATGTAGCTGATAGTTTTGGTATTGCGTATTATGCCAATGAAGTGTTGACAAAGAGGTGAAATTGTACAAGAATAAAGACTGGTTGCATAGAAGATATGTTATCCAAAGAAAAAGTATGGAAGAAATTGCTAGCGAATGTGGCGTAACGGTTATGACCATATATAGAGCTTTAAAAGAAAAAGGTTTAATTAAATGAGCTTAACTCCAGTATTTGAAGATTCAAAAGAATTTAAGTACGACGATCTATATTTGCTTACCGTAGGAACCGAAGCTGGAAAAGAAATCTTGTCCACCTGTCTTGAAATTGCTCACATGCTAATTAAAAAGAATATTGCATACGGGAACTCAGCCTTGGAGCCAGTTAGAATATTTTCGAAGGCGGGACCAAAAGAGCAGTTATACGTCCGTATTGATGATAAACTAAATAGACTAATTAAAGGTGCCGAATATCCAGGAGATAATGATATTGATGATCTAATTGGCTACCTAATATTGCTAAAGGTTGCAAAGGAATTTGCTATTTCAGTCGACTAGAAGTATAATAAAGTCATATGGAAATTGAATTAGCTGATCATTTTGATCGCATGAATAAAGTAGTCGAAGAGCTACTTAGGGGAAACAACCCCACACAGATTGCTACCCTGACGGGCCTTAAGAGGGCAGAAGTTATTGGCTTGATAGATGAGTGGAAGAATGTCGTACACAATGACACATCGGCTCGTGAACGTGCTAAGGAGGCCATCTCTGGTGCGGATCAACACTATGCAATGCTTATTAAAGAAGCATGGAAAACGGTTGAAGATGCAGATCAAGCAGGTCAGCTTAGCGTTAAGTCTGGTGCCCTTAAGTTAATTGCCGATATAGAAGGAAAAAGAATTGGAATGCTTCAGGAAGTCGGGCTACTTGACAATGCAGAACTTGCTGGGCAGATTGCAGAGTCAGAAAGAAAGCAAGAAGTACTAGTTAGAATTTTGAAAGAAGTAACTGCGTCCTGCCCAAAGTGTAAGATGGAAGTTGCTAAACGTTTATCTCAAATCACTGGAATTGTTGAGCCTATAGAGATTATTGAGGAAGTCAGTGGAGTTTGATTTTAATGATCTCATTGACATCTTAGATGGTGAAGAGTTTGATGAAAGACCAGTAGACCTTAGAACTTTTGTAACAGACAAAAACTACTTGGGGTTGCCAGGATTATCTGAGCACCAATACACACTTATAGAAAAATCATCTCAGATATATAAAGAGTCAACTCTTATCAAGCTGTTTGGTGAATCAGAAGGTTCCTTAAGATACAGGCAGACGTGCAATGAAGTTGTTGCACAATTAGGTAAAGGTAGCGGTAAAGATTATTGTTCTACTATATCTGTTGCCTATATAGTATATTTACTATTGTGCCTTAAAGACCCCGCATCATATTACGGAAAGCCTCCTGGCGACTCTATAGATATTATCAATATTGCTATTAACGCTCAGCAGGCAAACAATGTTTTTTTTAAGGGGTTTAAGAATAGAGTAACACACTCACCGTGGTTTGCTGGCAAATATTTTGAAAAAGCTTCAGAAATAAAGTTTGACAAGAATGTTACAGTGTATTCTGGTCACTCAGAAAGAGAAGCTTTTGAAGGTTATAACGTACTAGTTGCAGTGCTCGATGAAATTTCTGGCTTTGCTCTAGACAGCACAAGTGGTCACGATCAAGCAAAGACTGCAAGCGGAATTTATGACATGTACAGGGCATCTGTGGATTCTCGTTTTCCAGATTATGGCAAAGTAATCCTTCTGTCTTTCCCAAGATTTAAGAACGACTACATTCAGCAAAGATACGACGACATTATATCGGAGAAAGAAGTTATATCTAGATCGCATAAGTTTAAGCTGGATCCAGAATTGCCAGAAAATACAGTTGGCAATGAGTTTGAAATTTTCTGGGATGAAGATCAAATTGTTTCATATAAGTATCCTAGAGTTTATGCTATACGTAGGCCAACCTGGGAAGTTAATCCTACAAGAAGCATTGAGGATTTTAAAATTGCATTCTATAGAGACGTAACAGATGCATTAGGAAGATTTGCCTGCATGCCACCAGAAGCAATTGATGCTTTCTTTAAATCTCGTGAAAAGGTAGAGATGGCATTTAATGACCTTTCAATAGCCGTAGATGGTTTTGGAAGGTTTGAAGAATGGTTTCAGCCAGAAGAAGATAAAGAATACTTTATCCATGTTGACTTAGCACAAAAGCATGACCATTGTGCTGTATCAATGGCTCACATTGAAAAGTTTGTTAGCGTAAAAGTTACTGACACTTATTCTCAGCCAGCACCAATAGTTAAGGTGGATGCTGTGATGTATTGGACGCCTACTTCAGATAAGTCAGTAGACTTTACAGAAGTAAGAGATTATATATTATCTTTAAGATCTAGAGGATTTAATATTAGGATATGCACGTTTGACCGATGGAACTCTCACGATATGATGCAGCAGCTAAAACAGTATGGAATAAATACTGAAACTTTATCTGTATCTAAAAAACATTATGATGATATGGCAATGGTTGTTTTAGAGGAAAGACTTAATGGCCCGCACATCCCATTGCTTGTAGACGAATTACTAGAGTTAAGAATTATGCGTGACAAGGTTGACCACCCAAGAAAGGGATCCAAGGACTTAGCCGATGCTGTTTGCGGATCTATATATAACGCAATTAGCTTGACAAGGGCAGCGTTTGGAGACATAGAGGTCCATGATTATTCTTCTGTAAAGAAGCAATATAGAGAAAGTTTAGTACAGGATAGCCCTAATTTAATTAAAGCACCTTCAGCAATGCCAAGAGATCTTTCTGATGCACTAAGTGGAATGGAAATAGTATGAGTATATATCAAGATAAAGCTAAAGAATGCAAGTGTTGCAGCAAACATGTGCCACTGCCAACAAGACTTAAAGAATATTCTGGTGTGCTTGTATGCCCAACCACATTCGACAATATACATGAGTATAAAAGGGTTTGGTCGGAAATAGGCAAGAGGCCACCAGGTAGTATTAGAAAGCATTTTTCGGAGTATGTTCAGCAGATAGTTGAGCAATCTATTGACAAATCAGAGCTATAAATACTATAATTCAACTAGGCAACAATAGCTTAGTTGGTTAAAGCCCCGAACTCATAATTCGGTAATCGTAGGTTCAAGTCCTACTTGTTGCACAGGGGGAACAATGTTTGATGAATATGATGACGAAGAAGATATAATGCTGAAGATTCAGTACTATATAGATATTGGTGCTATTAAAATTGCTGGCTTCACAGAAGATGGAGAAGCAATCTTTGAGTTAAATGAAGATGTAACACCACTACTTGCACCAGATTTATGGCAAGCTCATGAAGAATATGTTGAGTCTGAGCTTATAGATCTAGTTAATAATGATTTAATGCAGGTTGAGTACGATGAAGATCTTCGGGCAACATATAATTTTACCAAAGAAGGCTATGACATAGCAAAAAGAAAAGGTATTATTCCTTTAGAAAGCATTGAAGATTTTGATCTTTAATACTATAGTTATACCTCTGTAGCTCAGAGGAAGAGCAACAGACTTCTAATCTGTTGGCCGCTGGTTCGAATCCAGCCAGGGGTGCGATACAAAGTATCATCACTTATATATAAGGAGAAACATGAAAACCGTAGGAGATAAGATCGGCAACTTTGCCGTTGTTGGAGTTAAGCCTGGGGCATTGTCGTATGACGAAGCTTCATTTGAAACAATTACGCAAGAATCTTTCCCAGGAAAATGGAAGATTATTGCATTTTATCCAAAAGACTTTACATTTGTATGCCCAACAGAAATTGTTGCATATGATGCTTTAGTAAATGATTTTAATGATAGAGATGCAGTTCTAATGACTGGATCCGTAGATAATGAATTTTGTAAAATTGCATGGCGAAATGCACACGATGATCTAAAGAAGACAAACTCATGGTC